CGTTCTGGGAAGGCGCGGCGAACCGCACCATCAATCTGAGAATAATACTGATCCGTGTCTGGCGCAACTCCCGAGCGAACCAGCTTTTCATGAACGCCCATGGCAAGGGCGGTGATGTCCTCATCGCCATTACGCATGAACCAAGGATTCTTCTGCGCCCATTCCTGAGCCCTGCCACTTGGCGGCTGGATGGCCGGTTTCTGCGGCTGTGGGATTGGAGCTTGAGCTTGGGGCTGCTGTCGCTGCGGCGGACGGTAGGAGTTAATGCGATACTCCTCGTTCTTGAGCTCCGACATCTTTGCCTGAGCATCAGCCATCGCGTCGGCGTCACCAAGCTCGTATGCGGACTTGAACTCCGCCTTTGCTTTCTCGAGCTGCATGGAAAGGCGCTGTTTGGCTTGATTTACAAGGACGCCCTCACCCTCCTGCAGCATGCGTTGGAGTCGAAGCTTCTCCTCGTACTCGCGCTGAGCGAAGGCGACTGCCTCCTCACGAAGCCGTGATGCCTCTTCCTTGGCGCGGCGCTCCTCATGGAACTCGTACTTTAGCTTCTTGATGCGCTTCTGTACGGACTCGGAGTAAGAGGCGATCTCGTCGTCCTCTGGGACATCAGGCTCAGCGCCATCAGGGCGTCGTGCCTTGTCGCGATCAGGCTCCGGCGTATCGTCAATGATCTCGACCTCGAAGTCGTCCTCGTCCTCGATCTGATTGGGTTGAGTGTTCATGCCATCGGTCCCTTTGTTGCGGCCTTGACGGCCCACATGGCAGCGCTTTCGATTTCGGTCTGGGCCAGAGCCTTGAGGCGTCCGACTTCGCTACCGCGAAGATCACGCATTTCAGCGCCGGGGATCGACTCGATCAGGTCGATCAGGTCCGCAGCTGCTCTCTTGATCCCGGCAACCATGTCGTCAGACGACGGGTTGAAGTTGATCCCCACGCGGTATTCACCCTTGGTCATGCGCGGCTATACCCCCGTGGGTCTTCGACGACAGCCTCTACGGTGTCATCATTGATTAGACGGAACTCCTTGCCCATCACCTTGAAACGGGTGCCTGAGTAGGAACGGAAGATGACGAAGTCGCCCTCTTTGCACCAAGGGCCAGTGGGGAATCTGTTGGCGTCGGCATAGGCCTCGCTGCCAACCTTCAGAACGTAGCCAATCAGGGACGCAGTCTCCTCTGCGTTCCGGCGTTCATCGGGGATGAAGACCCCGCCTTCGGTCTTTTGACTGACCTCTGGGATCGCAATGAGAATGCGATAGCCCTTTGGGTCTGGGAGCTTGGCGCGAACATCGTCGCCAGCTATGGTCTTGTCGGTGTACATTTCTTCTCCAGCAGTGGTTTTAAGGCCCACCGTAGCCTGCTGCTCAGCCCGACAACGACACGCTAAATCATTTCACATCACGTTTCAAGGAACCTCTTCTCGACGTCCTTGATATCGTCCTCCACCTTCTGCAAGGCAGAGTACTCGCCGACGGCACGGCAATAGTCCTCGTAGGACTTTGCGCCGCCACACGCGAGAAAAAGTTCAATTGAACGCTTCTGCTCCCCGGTGCGGTGCAGGAGGATTTCGACGAAGTCTCCGTCCATCACTTGCCGCCCCCGGGGTTAGTGGTGAGCTGCTTGGCAATATCAATGCCAAGGCGAATGCCCTCGTTCTTGTCCTGCCGCTTGGCGTCTTCGATCTGGGACGCAACGCGGACACCGATGCGGGCACCCTCGCGGCGATCCTCGGAGCGAATGCGCTCGCGCTGAACGTCGATGTTGCCCTCTGCCTTGGCGTACTCAAGCTCAAGGCGGTCGCGCTCGATTTCGAGCTTGCCCATGACCTCGGCCTCTTTGATCTGCAGCTCTTTCTGCTGCATCTGGGTGAGGGGGTCTTGAGCCTGCTTCTGTGCCTCTGCCTGTTGAGCATCAGCTTGGTTTTGCTGCATGAGTTTCTGCGCCGCCATCGCGACTAGGCGTGACAGTTCGACCTCGACGTCCTCTGGGAGGGGAGCATCCTCAGGCGGCATCTCGACGCCAAGGCGCTTCTCGATCTCCTTGCGGTACTGCATCGCCACATGCTCGGTGATGTGCGCCGCCATGGCCGATTGGATTGCAGAGGCGAACGGAGACTGACCGACCATCTGCTGAATCTTCGGGTCCTGCATCGCAGCCATGTGTGTCTGGATGTGGGCCTCGTGATCTTGGTACAGGAATGCCTTTACGGGCTCCTGCTTCAGCATGGCCATGTTCTCGCTCACGGGGTCCTTCGGCTTGATATCCCCCGGTAGTTTGATGATATCGGCAGCATCTTGGATGCCGAGAACCTCGAGCATGTTCCGGTGCAGCTTGCCCATATCGTAGAGCTGTGGTGCCTGCTGAGACATCTGCAGCGCGGCTTGGTACTGCATAACCCGCTGGGCCATGGTGGCCGCGTTGGGGTCGGAGACCGGGATGACATCAACACGGTCGTCAAAGTCCTGCAGGCGATTGAAGTCGCCGTCCGGATCGTACTCGTACTTCTCATCCATGAAGTCCTTGACGATGCCAGCGATGAGGCGGAGCTCCTTGTGCATCGACGCATGGATACGAGCCTGAACGCCCGACATGACCTTCATGTTGCGCTCGAGCAGTGCAAGGGTTGTGCCAACCGGTGCCTGAGCATTCATGTCGCTGATCTTCACGTCAGCAACGGAGCCGATGCGGCGACCCTCTTCGACGAGGTTTGCCAAGAGCTGGTACAGGACGCTCGATGGCTCCTTGTAGGGAAGGAACGTGATGGAGTCACGAATCGATCCGCTCGGCACATCGACGTCACGGAACTCGCCGGGACGCAGCGGAGTGTTGTCGCCCTTGATGCGAAGACCGCGAGCCTTGAGGCCAGCCGGAAGGTTGGCAAGGGTGCCAGCATCAATGAGCTGACGCAGGATCGAGGTGGCTGACTTGGTCAGGCCACCGATCAGGTGGATCAAGCCGATGCCATAGAACCCCATACCGGGTAGGTAGCAGTACGGCACGAAGTGCATGCGCTTCTGCTTGTCATCGTCATCCTCGTACCAGTTCTTGCGGATCGACAGGATGGTGCGGGAAGACTTGTCGATGGTGATGACGTAGGGGCGAGCGATGTCGTCGTCGTCGTTAAACCCCTCAGGCATGACCATCTCGACATGCATCTCGAGGAGCATGTAGCGGTCGTCGCCATTGCTGGTGTCCTCGACGCCCTGAAGGGTGTCGTACTTCTCTTGGATGTCACTCTTCTCGAGGGAGGGCTCCGGAAGCTCAACGTCACGATAGAAGCCGCTCGCCTGCAGCTTCATGAGCTCTGTCTTGGTCTTCCGCATGACGTGCGTGTACCGCTCGCAGTCGGACAGGTTTGAGACGCCGTACTGGACGACGAAGTCTTCTGCCGGGACGAACGTGGATTTCGGAACCCTGCGGACGGGGTCATAGTGCACCTTCTTGAAGGCGCTGCCTGCGAGAGACAGGCGGAACAGCATCTGCTCCGTCTCTTCGCGGTAGTCCTGCATGCGCTCGGTGATGAGGTAGTTTAGCTCATTCTCGACGCGAGTGGCCTGCTGAAACTTCTCGGTGGTCATCTTGCCGAGGATTTTGGTGCGAGCAGGTCCTGATGCCGGGTAAATCTCACCCATGGCCTGCGCTTGGAAGTGGATCGCAGCCTCGGTCAGCATCGGGTGGAACACGCCAGATGCGCCCTCCCAAGGCTGGGTGCGGTCTTCAACCTTCATGCCGAGGAGGTCTAGGCCCTTGACGTAGGCCATGGCCCAATCATCGCGGGTTCGGAGGTCCGACAGGAAGTTTCCGACAAGCTCACTGCCCATGGACTCGAGCTCAGCCTCGTCGATGAGCTCTGCAAGGTTGTCGCTGTGAGGCACTTCCTCGTATTCAGGCTCGACAGAGATGGACTCAAACTCAATGACCACGCCACCGTCCTCCGTCGGCGTGACCGTTGACGTGGACTCATCGAACTCCTCGATATCGTCGATCTCTTCCATCGGCTCTTCCGGCTCGATTTCGATGTCAAACGGGACGAGAGGCTTATCGACTGCCATGGTGTTTCCCCTGCAAGGTTTGCGGCACTATAGCAGAAAAGCACCGAG